ATCCAGGTGATACGGGAGAGCGGGACGACCACGCAAACGCCAACGCCGGGCCTGGTAAAAATAGCACCGACCAAGGACGGATATGAGATGATATTTGCGTTTGAAGCAAAAGGGAAATACAGATAGGAGGGCGTTGCATGAAAATATATGCTCGGACGGATGAAAACGGGATCGTGATCAAGATTTTTTCAGACGCGGCGGAGAAGCCGTCGGAAACGGATGTGGTGGTAGAGGAAGGGACGGAGGAGAATCATAGGTACCCCTATGAAAAGTACGCTGTGCATACCGATCAAGGGCCATACAAATACAAAATCGTAAAAGGAACGATGGTGGAACGAAGCGGGGAAGAGCTGCAAAGGGAGCTGGAGGAAACAATGGGGCAAAGCCTGTCTAAGAGGGTATCGGACATCGAGGAAGCGATGGCACTGATGGTATATGGGGGATGAGAGGATGAAGATCGCAGAACTGGGGAACGTGTTTTTGCGCATCACAGCAAGAGCGGTACTGACAAGCATGGAGACAGAGGGGATAGGTTTTACAAAGGCGGTAGAACCGTATACAAAGCTGACGGAGGAACAAAAGCAAATGCTGTGTACACTGGAAGAATTTCAAGGGAGATGAGGAGGAACATCATGCAGCAAATCAAAAGCGGGAGCAAGGGCGAGGTTGTAGAGCTGGTGCAGCGGATGCTGAATGAGAAGGGATATGCCTGCGGTACGGCAGACGGCATCTTCGGCACGAAAACAAAAAATGCCGTGGAAACATACCAAAAGGCCAAGGGCCTGTCGGTGGATGGCATCGTGGGAAACAATACGTATGCCAAGCTGTTTACGGACTGCCTATTGAAAAACGGGAGCCGGGGAGAACTGGTAAGAGAGCTGCAAACAAGGCTGAACGAGCAGGGATACAACGCGGGAACAGCAGACGGTATCTTTGGCAGCAACACCGAAACAGGAGTCAAGGCGCTGCAAAGCGCGGCGGGCATTGCAGCGGACGGCAAGGCAGGGAAGGATACCTGGACGGCGCTGTTGGAAGGCAAGGGGGCAGGCACGCCAACAAGCGCACACTTCAAGCTGAGCGAGTTCAAATGCAAGGACGGGACGGCGGTGCCGGCAAAGTATTACGCAAACTGCCAAAAACTGATGAACCTGTTGGAGGAAATCCGAACGGCATGCGGGAACCGGGCAATCACCGTCACAAGCGGATACAGAACGCCCGCGTATAACGAGAAGGTAGACGGAGCCAAGCAAAGCCAGCACCTGTATGCGGCGGCGGCAGACATCAAGGTGAGCGGGCAAAGCGCCGCGGAGGTATACAAGCTATGCGACAGGCTGGTAGGAAGCCGGGGCGGCGTAGGGAAATACAGCACGTTTACGCATGTGGACGTGCGCGGGCATAGGGCGCGCTGGTGATGGAGATGGAGTATGTAACCAAAGAATTTTGCAACGAGCGGCATGGACATACCAAGGATGAGAGGGCCACGCTAAAGGACAGGGTAACAGAGCACGGCAAGGAGATCGAGGCCTTGCAAAAGGTAGCGGATCATCAAACCAGCTCGATAGAAAACATCATGAGACGGCTGGAAAACATAGACGCAAGGCTAAGCAAGATCGAGGATAAACCGCGCAGACGCTGGGAACAGGTGGTCAGCAAGCTGGTGGACTGGGCCACGCTGCTGGTACTGGGCTTGATCGCCGCAAAGATAGGACTATGACACCGAAGGGGTGTTCTTTTTTTGCAAATAAATCAAGAGGAGAGAATGAATTTATGCTGGTAGAAGTGAAACAGTGGAACAAGCAGGACGTATTGACGGTGAGCAGTAGGGAAGTGGCGCAGGACTTTGAAAAGGAACACAAGAATATCTTGCAGAACATTGAGCATTTGCGCGGACAGATGGAACCAGCTGAAAATTCAGCTGGTTACTTTATCCCTGCAATGTATAGGGATGCAAAAGGAGAGATGCGCAAAGAGTACTTGCTGACACGGGACGGATTTTCTCTGCTGGTGATGGGATTTACCGGGGAAAAGGCACTGGCCTGGAAACTGAAATATATCCGCGCGTTCAATGCCATGGAAGGGATGCTGAAACGCATCTGCGAGGAAAAAAAGCAATGGGAAATCGAACGGGCCAAAGGCGTCGTGATCCGGCATATGCTGACGGACACCATCAAAATGCGGATGGCGGAAAGCGCGCATAAACGGTTCGCGTACCCGAACTACACCAAGCTGATCTACAAAACGCTGTTCGGGCAGTCGTTTGCAGAGCTGAAGCAAAGCTATGGGATCAAGGAAAAGGAATCGCTGAGAGACCATTTGACCGTAGAACAGCTAAGGGAAGTAGAGCATCTGGAAACGCTGGTGAGCGGGTTGATCGGCGTAGGGATGAGCTATGAACAGATCAAGGCATTTTTAGCACAATGGTACGATCCTCAAAAAAGGATCGCGTAAAGAAGGGAGAAAACAAATGAAACAATGGATCAAGGCAGCGGGCATCCGCGCAATCAAGACGGTGGCGCAAACGGCAGTGGCAATGATCGGCACGAGCGTGGTCATCTCCGAGGTGGACTGGGTGATGGTGGCAAGCGCGTCGGTGCTGTCCGGCGTGCTAAGCTTGCTGACCAGTATTGCTGGATTGCCTGAATTGAAAAGCGAATAATATAAAGAAAGGCCGGAATCATCCGGCCCTTTTTTTTTATAAGAGGGTTTGGATGGATGAGCATACTTGATACAGCGTAAAGGATGGTGAAAATGAAAAAGTACACAGCATTACAGGCTGCGCAATGGTTTTTAAGCCATAATAAAATGATGGCAGGCGACTACGGTACGAACCCCCTCTCAAACGTAAAATTGAATCATCTGCTGTACTATGCACAGGGGGCTTTTTTGTCAATCATGGGGCATCCTCTTTTTGAAGAAGATATAGTGGCAGGGGACCCCCGGCCTTTTTTGTTTCGGGGCGTCATAGCGGGCGTAATAGAAACCGCTTTTTCCCGTCTTTTCTTAATTCTATGCTTGGCGGCATGCGGGAGAACAAAAGGGCCGTAATCAAGAAAAAGCCCGAGAATACGGGCTTTTCCCTTGCTGTACACCTTTGAAAAAACAGAGCTGTTTTCATAAACTTGTTTTGCGATACTACCCAAACAGGGGAGGGTTATTTGCCTAAGAATCATTGTTTATTAGGGCCATGGGCGTAATAGGGGCGTAATAGCACTATAATTTATCCACAGCGGACAATATATCATCAATTTGAATATGGGTATATCCAAGTGTGGTTTGATACGATTTATGGCCGGATGCTTTTTGAATGATAGCAGGCTGGATACCGGCTCTAGCCATGTTGGTGTTAAAGGTATGGCGGCAACATCCGGGCGTAAGATCAGAAATACCGAACCTTTTCATTGCAGCGCTGTACTCCTGATAAAACTTATGTTTCTGTATAGGAACCAATTTGGCATTGTTGTTTTCCAAAAGCTCAGTGACAACGGGGATGATTTTTTTTGCAATGGGTATGCGCCTATTTTTGCCGGTTTCTGTTTTTATGCCGCATGTCATGTATCGTTCATCAATATTGACATCCGTTTTTTTTGCTGATAAGAGTTCTCCAGGGCGCATGCCTGTGTAAATCATAATGAGGGCGGATGATAGCATAAGGCGATCTATGCTTTCTGTTTCAGAAGCATGATAATTTTTCCACATTAAAGCAATGTCAATGTCGGTATACGTTTTCTTTTTGGGCGTTGGACACCGAGGCAGTTTTATATAGGCCACATAGTCTTTTGCCACCCAATCATTTGCGAGAGAATATCTGAATATTTTTCTGAGAAGGGCTTTCACATCACGTTTTGGGTAAAAAGCATATGGAATTTGATCGATGAGCCTTTGCATTTCCGGCAGCCGAATTTCCTGTATAGGGCGAAACCAAAGCGGGCGGAGACGGCGATACGCAATATCGTAAGCTCGCTTCTTGTCCTTTGAAAGCATTTCTATATCACTTTTAATAAGATTATAAACCTCTTGAAGCTGAATAGCCTCATAGGTGCTGTCGTTTCGTTGCCCTTCCAAGAACTGCAAAGCATCCTTTTTTGTTTGGAATCCCCCTTTGCGCTTGCTGACCCGTGTTCCGTCCGCTTTATATCCCAACGTCCATTCGGCCCGCCATTTCCCATTTTTCATTTTATACACAGATCCCTGGCCGTTCCCGCGTTTCTTAGTTCCCATCCGAAACCACCTCCACTAAGATTGTAAAGGAGTCTTTTTCCCTTGGTATATAACGGAAATGGAGCGTTTTCCCATCAGAATCCCGCAATAGCTGATGGGCAATGGCCTTTTGTATGGCATACTTTGCCTGTTTG